CCCAGTTCCTTTCCTCGGAATGGAAGGCGCAGTACAGCAAGACCATGCAATTATTCCTCTCATTGAAGCTCGTATGAACGATGCAACCAATGTGATGATGGATGCAATGGCTACTTCCTTGTACACCAACAGCACTGATACTCAGCAATTTACTGGCTTGCCAGCAGCGGTTTCCGCTTCAGGCACATACGGTAACATTGACCGTAGTACCTATAGCTGGTGGCAGTCCAAGGCTTATGCAGCCGGTTCTGTAAACCCAACTCGTCAAAACGTACTCCAGTACATTTCCGGAACTGTCAAGAATGGCGCAGAAGTGCCAACCTTCGGTGTTTGCGGATTCGGTACTTGGACCTTGTTAGCTCAAGACTATGTTGGACAAGAGCAATACGTCATCACCCCGGGTGCTGGCTTCAATGACTCTGCTGACGGTCCACAAGCTGCTTTCCGTGCACTGATGGTTGCTGGCGTTCCAATTTATCCAGACCCATATTGCCCAGAAGGTACTCTATACCTCTTGAATACGAACTATATGTCAATGTATGTACATGACCAAGGTTCATTTGTATTCACTGGATTTGAGTCCACTCTGCCTAACTGGCAAGTTGGTTATGTTGGTGCAGTTTTGACAATCGCTGAGTTGGTATCAACCAAGCCTAAGTCAATGACTGTAGTGACCGGTTATAACTCGTTAACACTGTAAGGAGAAAATAACATGGCACTCGCACTCAACAAAATCATCCTCGCTGGCGCTGGTAGCAATACCCCCGGTGCGTATTTTCAAGCCGTAACGATTACTACTCAAGATACTGGTACTGCGAACACTCTTGTTCCAGCTGGTGCTTATGTGGTATTTGCTACTGCTAACATTGCTATCCAAGCTACCCGTGATAACGGTGCTAACTGGGTAACTATTGTTGCGAAAAATACTTCGTCACCATGGGTTGTTTCCGATGGCGTGAATGTACGCTTCCTCAACGATGCTGGCTCTAACGCTAACATCACAATGTTGACGGTTAACGGTGGCGAAGCAGCCCCCGGAACCTATAACGACTAAGGAGCGAACATGGCGAATTTTAGTCACGTAGGTGCTGATACACCCGACCAGTTCAGATACCGTATTGCTAAAGCGGTCAACGTTGATGTTGGCGCAACTGGTAATGCTGTAGCTCAACTGTCGATTGTGGCTGGCACTTCTTACATTGTTCGCCAGATAACTGTTACCAACGCAAACAAATCCATTGCAACGGCAAACGTTACCATCTTGACAACCAATGATGGTAACACTTCCAATGCAGTATCTAACAACGTAGTGTTATCAAGCGTAAACGCAGCAACAACCAAGTTCCAAGATGTTGGACTTGCGACTGCTGCAGCTACTACCGTTTATACGGCTGGTAGCTTGTACGTAAAGGTAAACACTGCAGTTAGTGGTGGAACTTGCGACATTTCAGTTTATGGCGACATAGTTACACTGTAATGATTTACGTTACCAACAACGGAAAAACGGCTTTCTCTGCGGACTACGCTTGTAAAAAATACGAGTTCCCCGTAGGGAAAACCGTTGAAATTCCAGAGGAGGTAGCTCGTTTTATTTTTGGGTACGGCGTAGATGATAAATACACCGTATTGGTTCGCAATGGCTGGTTAAAAATGAGCAATGAGTACGCTCTAGCTTTATCTAAATTAGCCGAATTTAAGTTTAGTACCGAACCCGTAAAGCATCACTTACAATCCCCGGTGATTGAGCGAGTAGCCCCTCCGCCATCGAAAGGTGGTAAGGGGGCAAAAGCCCAACAAGTACAACATGGATAAAAAATGGCAACTTTATCGGAATACATTACAGAGTGTCGCAGACTTCTCCATGATGCTAACGGGAACTTTTGGTCAGACCCAGAACTAACAGATTACATTAACGAAGCACGTCAGCACGTAGTTCGTGATACTGGCTGCTTGCGTCAGATTCAAACCTTGACTCTTGTTACCGGTCAAGAAGTATATTCATTTGGCAACGACTTTCCAGACGGAGCCAGAACTTTAGACGTAATTAACGTCAATATTTATTGGGGTAATTCTCGCACTCCACTGCGTTATTTGGCTTGGACAGACTTTAACGCTCAGTTACGTTACTGGCAAAACTACCGTGGTTTACCGATTGCCTTTTCTATGTACGGACAGAACAAGATGTACGTCGGTCCTGTACCACAAGAAAACTATACGGCAGAAGTAGATACCGTTATTCTGCCAGCTCCATTAACGGCTGGAACGGACGTGGATGAGATATTAGACCCCTACACCGACCCTGTTGCGTACCACGCTTGTTATAAAGCCAAGTACAAAGAGCAGTCGTTTGGTGAAGCTGAGATTTTTAAACAAGAGTATATAAACCACGTCAAGGATGTATTGACTAGCGTATTTACTCGTAGGATGCCAACGCCTTATTCGACAGCGTACTAATCTATGGCATCGTCCCCAGAACAACGAAAGTCATACCTTGTTAGTAAAGACTTCAAAGGGGTCAATACTAAGAACAATCGCACGGCTATTCGGGATGATGAGTTTTCTTGGCTTGAAAATGCTATGCCGATTGGATTCGGTAACGTCAAAATTGTTGCATCGCAAGAAAATGCTCTTAACGCTACCAATGTAGCAATTACATGGTCTAACACGGTTGTACACTTAGCAGACGCTAACATTGGTCTTAACGACTATATCGTAGCTTTCCAAGAGGATGGCTCTGCCCAGTACTACAACGTCGATACCAAGGCTACTGGAAACGTAGCTGTAGCGGGAACTTTCTCTAATGCTGGCATACAGACTTCCCAGTGGGAAAACGAGCGTATGCTTATTATTGACCCATCTAAAGGCTATTACACATGGGATGGAACCAATGTGGTCAGCGTTGGCTCGATTGCTACAGTGAACATTATCAGCGGTGGCGGTGGTTATGTAACGGCTCCTAACGTTACGATTTCAAGCGCACAAGAAACTGGAGGGGTAAACGCTACTGCTGTAGCAACATTGGTTAGTAACGTAGTTGCCTCGATTACGATTACGAATCCGGGAACTGGTTACATTAACGCAGCTAACGTAACCGTGACCATTGATGCTAGCCCAACGGGTAATAACGCTACGGCTAATGTCACCATTATTAATCAGCCCGGAATTGCCGTTCAATCTTTCTCAGGACGGGTATGGATTGCTAAAGACCGTACCGTTTATTACACGGCTGCTGGAACCTACAATGACTTTACAAGCGTTTCTGCTGGCTCAATCGTCTTAACGGACGCTACCTTACATGGCGAGATTCAGCAGTTATTGTCAGCCAATAACTTTTTGTACATTTTTGGTGACGATTCCATTAACGTATTCTCGGACGTTAGGGTTAATAACGTAGGAGTAACCCTATTTACAAATACCAACGTATCGGCTTCTGTTGGCTCTAAACTTAAAAATGCCATATTCCCGTACTTTCGTTCAGTCTTATTTATGAACAATTATGGGGTGTATGCTCTAGTCGGTGCAACCACTACCAAATTATCTGACCCGTTAGATGGGGTTTTCCCTAATATTGACTTTACTAAGCCAGTCTATGCGGGACAGATTTTAATTAACAATATCCTTTGTGCTGCATTTAACTTCTATTACACTGGTTCTGGTCCATACTCGTTAGGCGCTCCGTACAACGATTACATTACTGCCATTTTCTTTGAGAAAAAGTGGTTCTTCTTGCGCCAAGGTAATGACGTTCCATACATTGTTTCTGTCCCGATTGAAGGTGCTTTGCGGATGTATGGCTCAAACGGTACAAACTTAATCCGTTACGTATCTGACCCAGACGGTGATATTGACAGCATTATTCAGACTGCCTTGCTACCTATGGGCGACCCAATTCGTACCAAGCAAGCAACCAAGATTGGTGTCGAGGCTACGGTTACTACGGGTACTACCTTTGATATTACGGTGGATTCTGAAACTGGCTCAAGTCCAGCATATACGCTAACCAATACAGTAACGTGGTACAACGTTTTGGGAATTACCATTCCTTGGACAAATAATCTAAGTAATGTTATACCTTGGGTAAGTGGACCGGGCTATTCCTTGTATAAGACCGATGCTCAACAATTCGGAAAATACCTTGGAATGACCTTAACATCTGGCGACCCCGGATTTACAATTAATACATTTGAATTTGAACACGAATTGAGAGTGAGGTTCTAAGTGGCTAAACCGATTAATATTCCGAATGTCTTTGCAGCAGCGACTTCTGCGATTCCCCTGTCGCAACTTGACCAAGACTTTAGCACATTAGCTAATGCAACCAATGACTTAGCTACATATTCCAACTATGTAGCTGATACTGGCGCTGCTGATGCGTATATTACAAACTTTCCAGCCAATACCAATACTGGAAGCCTCACTGCTGGTTTAACAATCCAATTTAAAGCTGCTAATGCTAATACTGGTGCGTCCACTCTCAACGTACAAGTAAACGGTGGTTCGATTGGAACGGCTGCGATTCGTTATGCAGACGGTTCTTCTTTAGCTGCTGGAGCCATTGCTGCGGGTGCGATTGTAACCGTAATGTATGACGGCACTAACTTCCAGCTACTTAATGACCCAGCTGGTAAGACGGGTGGTGACGTAACTGGTCCAGCTTCGGCTACTGACAACGCTATTGTTCGTTTTGACGGTACGACTGGACGATTAATCCAGAACTCCGTAGTAACGATTGCTGATACTACTGGTGACATAAGTGGTGTTGGCAACCTATCGGCTGCTAATGTAACTGTATCTACATTAACTTCTGGACGAGTTACCTATGCTGGAGCTAGCGGAAGACTCATTGACTCTGCAAACCTGACTTTTGATGGAACTACACTCTCAGTTAGCGATTTAGTTGACGCTTCTTTAACTGCTGGTCGTGTTGTATATGTTGGTGCTAGCGATAATTTAATTGATTCTGCTAACTTAACATTTAACGGAACTACATTTACATCTGTAAATGATGCCTCTATCTCAGGTCTTACTGTTGGTAGGGGGGCTTCATCATATTCTCAAAATACTGTTTTTGGTGCTGGTTCTCTAGCATCTAATACTGGTTATTATTTAACCGCAATTGGTTCTGGCGCATTAGCCGCTAACACATCTGGTTGGTATAACACCGCACTTGGTTTTGATGCCTTAAATGACAATACCACTGGTGCAAATAATACCGCTTTAGGTGTTTCTGCTTTGTCTTTAAACATAACAAATAACAACAATACAGCCGTTGGTTATTGGGCTTTAAAAACAAATAATGGCGGTGGGTCAAATACAGCTTTGGGTGGACAAGCACTTGAAAAAAGCACAACTGCTTCAAATAATACAGCCATAGGTTATACAGCATTAAATTCTGATACAACTGGCGCATCCAATGTAGCAGTAGGAGTTGGTTCTTTATTCTCCAACACCACCGCATCTAACAATACAGCTGTCGGTTATCAAGCTGGGTATAGTAATACTACTGGAACTCCAATCACTACAGTTGGCTATCGTTCTTTGTATTCCAATACAACTGGAGTAAGTAACAATGCTTTTGGATTTCAAACATTGTTTTCAAACACTACTGGCAATACTAACACAGCAGTAGGCGATTATGCTCTTTCTTTAAACACAACTGGCAGTTCAAATGTGGCTTTAGGATATGCCACAATGGATAGCAATACTACTGGTTCAAATAATATTGCTATCGGTGATAATGCCCTTCAAGCCAACACCACCGCATCTAACAACACAGCAGTAGGCTATCAAGCAAGCTACAGTAATCAAACAGGATTTAATAATGTTTCAGTAGGCTATCAAGCCCTTTATACAGCTACAAACTCTTACAATGTGGCTGTTGGATATCAAGCTGGATATTTACAAACTACTGCGACATCAAATAATTATTTAGGCTATCAAGCTGGTTACTCAACCACAACTGGTTCTGCTAATAATGCTTTTGGTGAATCTGCTTTAAGATCAACAACAACTGGTGCTAACAACACCGCTATTGGTCAAGAAGCATTACGCTCCAACACAACAGCATCTAACAACAC